GGAGATACGCGCTCAGCCAAGATCACCAAGCTCAAGGATGGCGACGGTGAGGGGGAAGTTTTCGGGTTCAAGCTCAACACCGTCAACCTGGGACTCAACGATGCAGGTAAGCAGATCACCTCTTGCGTGGTGATCGACGGCGCAGCCCCTGGGCCAAAGACCAAAGGCACCCGAGAACCCGTCTGGCAGAAGGTGGTTCTCGAGGCTCTTGATGAGCTGATCAAGGTCCAAGACTTGGCCGGTGGCGACATTACTCACGCCGATTTGATCACCGAAGCCGTCAATCAACCACCTGGCGAGCTGACTTCAGACCTGGCTATTCGCAGGCAGAGGATCAAAAAAGCTATCACCGATCTTGAAGCAGCTAAGCGAATTTCGATCAAAAACGACGCGGTGGTGAAGCTATGACAAACCAATCTGCAATTTATTGCACGCAATTTATTGCACGCAATTTATTGCACACGAAACACACGAAACCACACGAAACAAGGGTTTCGTGGGTTTGAACAATCACACGAAACCCCCGAAACCCTTAGGTAAGGGGGTTGTGTTTCGTGTTTCGTGGAATTTGGGTTTGGAAAGCCCAGGTGGGAACGTGCAGTTTTTTACAAGGAGCATGAGGACAAGATGAAACACGATTCAGTGAGTACCCAACTACCGGTGAACATTCGCGCAGCACTGGTGAAGGCAGCGCAGATCAGAAACCCGATGCAGAGGATGGCAGCCATCGAGGCTGTGCAGGCGACTGCCAAGGCCAGATACCCAAAGCTCTTCAGGAGCTAACCTTGGCCACCGTACAAGTTGCAATCAACGAGCTGGGCAGGCGCATAGGCCAGGACCACCACAACGCCAAGCTGACCAACGGGGAGGTGGAGATGCTCATCCAGATGCATGGGGAGGGCATAGGCTACCGGCGGTTGGCCACGATGTTTGACGTAAGCCCGAGTGCCGTGAGGTACATCGTCAAGGGCAGGATGAGAGCGCAGTATCCAGTCGAGTTTAGGGTGGTGCACATAAGAGACTGACTTGGCATGATTATTGATTCCATGACCGGGAAAATGCCGACCCCTACCGATGGAAAAGCCAAGAGCCTCGCCAACCTGCGCAAGGGTGGTGGGCGTCCTGTTGGCGTCCCAAACAAGATCAACGGCGACATCAAGGCCATGATCCTTGGAGCGCTTAACGAAGCCGACCCGGCTGGTGGTCAGGGTTACCTCAAAAAACAGGCCCTGGCCAATCCTGTGGCCTTCATGGGGCTGGTGGGTAAGGTCATCCCCTCTGAGGTCAAGGCTGACGTCAAGGGCGCCATGACGATCAACTTCATCACCGACTTTCCTGAATGAGCATTCCCAGTGATGCGGTTCGGTTCGGCTATCCCATGCGCCAGTGGCAACAGGAGTGTGCCAAGCTGGCTGCAGGCAAGCGGTTTGTGGTCCTTGCACTGCACCGACGGGCAGGTAAGACCGAGATCGCACTGAAGAAGCTGCTTGACTCCGCAGTCAAGAACAAGCTCGATCTTCCACTGTACTTCTACGTTGCACCCTTCCTGAAACAAGCCCGAGCCATTGCCTGGTCCAGGCTCAAGCAGATGGTCGCACCACTCTTGCCCTATGGGCACATCGAGGTCAGTGAGTCCGACATGATGGTCAAGTTCCCACACAACGGTGCCGTGATCCGGCTCTATGGTGGAGATCAGCCCGATGCCATGCGAGGTGTGAGGCTGGACGGCGTGGTCATCGATGAGGTGGCACAGATCAAGCCGGACGTGTGGGATGACGTGCTGCAGCCAGCCCTGAGTGACAGGCTGGGTTGGATGTGGGCCATTGGAACCCCGAGCGGCATCAACCTGTTCTCGAGCATGTACTTCATGTCCAAGACCGAGCCGGACTGGTTTAGCGCTCGTTACACGGTGTACGACACCGACGCACTGAACAAGACCGAGGTCGAGCGATTGAGGCGTGTGATGGCCGATACTGCCTTTGCAAGGGAGTTCCTGTGTGACTTCTCCGCAAGTGGCGACGACTAACTGCTGAGCCTGACCGATGCCGAAGCAGCAGCCCACCGGCAGTACACACCGGGCGATATGGACTATGCCCCTGTGATCATGGGGGTTGACCCAGCACGGTTTGGCAGCGACAGATCAGTGATCTTCAGACGTCAAGGGCTGGTGGCTTATGCCCCACTGGTCTATCGAGGGATCGACAACATGGATCTTGCTGGCCGTGTAGCCCAGCAGATGGAGCATTACAAGCCCGATGCTGTCTTCATTGATGCCGGTGCAGGGTCTGGTGTGATCGACAGGCTCAGACAGCTAGGTCTGGACGTGATGGAGATCAACTTCGGCGGCAAGGCAGTCAATCAAAAGTACACCAACAAGAGAACCGAGATGTGGTACGAGATGGCCGACTGGGTACGCGAGGGTGGGTGCATACCCAACGACAACGACCTCAAGCTCGAGCTTGCCACACCTACCTACAAGTTCAATGCGGCCAACCAGATTGCACTCGAGTCCAAGGACGACATCCGGAAGCGTCTGCCCAGTTCAGGCTCGCCCGACATGGCAGATGCACTCGCACTGACCTTTGCCTACCCAGTCCACAAGCGGGATCAGTACGAGCAGTACACCAACAAGACCAACCGTGGCGAATACGACCCGTATGAACTGATCACAACCTAGCGGTGCACATAACCAGCTGAACCTGCGCGAGTATCAGTCCATTCTTATGGAGGTGGCCTATGTGCGGTGGTGGTGGAAACGGCGCTTTGTTGGGCGCAGTGGTTGGTGCGGCGGCTGCCTACATGACAGGTGGCGCGTCACTTGGTTTGTCTGCTGCTGCTGGCGGTGGTGCTGTTGGCGCTTTGGCAGGTGACACACTCATCGATCAGCCAGCAAACATGGCAAAGCAGGGCCTAGAGCAGCAAGCCAAGGCCAATGACACGGCCATCAAAGCTGCAACCAAGCAGGCAGAGTTGGCTGATCAGGCCATGAACCGTGCCAACCCCAAGGAGGCAGACATCATGGGGATGCTGGACGCCAACAAAACCCAAGCCAAGGGCGGCCAGTCAGGAACCATGCTCACAGGGCCGTCCGGAATAAACCCAAATGAATTGCTATTAAGTAAAAAAACATTACTCGGTGCATGATGGCAACTCCATTGAAAAACATTTCGGGTCAGAGGTTTTCTAAACTTCTTGCCCTGTCTCGAGCAAGCTGATGGAACTCACCCACCGCAAGAAGCTGGTTCAGCGCTGGGGTGAACTCAAGCAGGAACGGGCCTCCTGGGTTCCTCACTGGCAGGAGATCTCTGACCACATCCTGCCACGGTCTGGACGGTTCTTTAACCAAGACCGCAACCGGGGTGAGAAGAGGTACAACAAGATCAACGACTCCACTGGGACTAAAGCCCTGCGCACCCTCGCTGCAGGGATGATGAGCAACATGACCTCACCGGCACGGCCATGGTTCAGGCTGTCCACCAGTGACCCAATGCTCGATGAGTCTGACGCAGTCAAGCAGTGGCTGGCCGATGTGCAACAACTGATGAACATGGTGTTCAACAAGTCCAACACCTACCGGGCCTTGCACTCGATGTATGAGGAGCTTGGTGCTTACGGCACGGCATCAGCCATTGTGCTGCCAGACTTCAAAAACGTCATCCACCTCACCAGCCTCACAGCAGGCGAGTACGCCATTGGCACCGACCACATGGGCTACGTCAACACGCTGTACCGAGAGTTCGACATGACCGTGTCTCAGGTGGTTGAGGAGTTCGGCATTGAGAAATGCAGCATCTCTGTTCAGCAGGCGTTTGAGCGTGGGTCTTTGGACAAGTGGGTGACCGTCATCCATGCCATTGAACCCCGCAAGAACCGTGATCTGACCAAGAAGGACGCCAAGAACATGGCGTATCAGTCCTGTTACTTCGAGCTAGGCAATCAGGATGAGGGATACCTCAGGGAGTCAGGCTTCAAGCAATTCCCAGCCCTTTGCCCACGATGG